CACAAGCCGGTATGATTACTCTCGGTCCTAACCCAGCTAAAACTCCTGTATGTAATTTGACTAACTGTTGTATTTGTGGAGCACCTCACCAAATCGGTAATACTAAAGTATTCGTGTAAGGAGAGAATATGAGTATATTAACATCAGGAAATGACCCATTAGAAAATAAACGAATGTTTGTTGGTGCGAAGAATGTTGAAGGTTCACCAAGTAATGAAATGATTTTCAGCACATTCGTTATTGACTGGTATTCTATTGTTCCTGAAGCATACTTTAATGAATATCTACCTGATAATCTAAAAAAATTAGATTTGGTTGACCCAGTTCATAATACTTATTTTTTGTTGTATATTACGGATAACTATGAATCTGCGTTCTTAACATTGGATGAATCACAAGGTTTAGCTTCACTCCAAAGAATTAATTTATATGATAACCAAAATAACTTTTTATCATTAGATTTAATGACGAATGATAAAGGTGAATCTGTTGCAGGTGAAGCCTATTCAAGAAATCCTTCAAATATGAAAAACTGCCATCCAAGTGTTGTGTTTAAAGATAAAGGTGTAAAATATACTGATGACCATTACCCAACAAAAAATGACTATGGCAGTGAAGAACAATGGTCTGGTTATAGAGATAATGAAACAATTATGTTGTTTGGTAATGCTAATAGAACTGGTAAGATTGGTGATAGAGCCGGTGACCCAACTAACAGAGCCGCATGGGTTATTGGTAGATATAATGGAGCATTAAACTATGATATACCTAAATACCAACTTCGTGTAGAATGGGAAAACACAGGTTATCCAAGTTCTTCATTCAATCAGAAAAGACAAGGTAGAATTCCTAGTTGCTGGAAACTTTATCAGTCTACTAACACAACAAATCCAACTTGGAAATTATTAGATAGTAGATACTTAGATAAAACAATGTATCAAAAATATGTTCCTGCGGCACACCCAGCAAATGCTTTTGATTGGGTATGTAATCATGGAAATTTCTAACAGAAAACCCGGTGAATTAACACCGGGTTTTATTTTATCTAGTCAAAATATCAATAACAAATGGTGGTACCGCGTCGGGATACGCATCATTGTTAGGTATCATAATTTTTATTTTGACTTTTTGATTTAAGAATTTATCGTTAATTATATTCTTGTTATTTAGTTTATCTAACAAATCTTTATATTCTTTTTCTAGTTCGTCTTTGGCTTTTTGAAATTCTACCATTAGTTCTGTAATGCGTGGTTGTTCGTTTTCATAAACGATACTACCCTGGTCATCACGATCTGCGTACTTCTTTACAAGTTTCTCGTATTTATCTCTAAACTCAAAGAATTTAGGGTCATTTTCTTCGTTATACACACCCTTACTAATCTGGTTGTATGGTGTTTCCAAATACTTTATATTCTTACAAGTAATCAAAGACCAATCATACGAAAGACCTGGTTGACGATACATTGTATAAAAGTATTCATACAAATTCTTAATATCAAGTAATGTAACTTCTATTTCAGTTTCTTTCATATTACTCCTTAAATTCGTATAAACTATTTAAATCAAAATCAATAGGAACATTTAATGTAACGGCAGTATACCATTTTGTATCACCAGATTTAGTTACTATTGGAAAAATTGGGTTTCCATTTCTACCCATAATTCTAACAACGAAACCTTCGTGTATATTTAATTCCTCTATTGGTAATCGTTTCAAATAACAAGGATATAATCTAGTTTTTCCATTATTATCTTTCATTGGTTCTAAAAATTCTCTTGCCGATTCAGGTAAATGTTCATACAAATACTCAACCGAAGAATAACCATCACATTTTAAGCTGTTTGGTAAAAACATAATTACTCCACAAACTTGTTAATACCATCCATACTATGAGGGTCATCAATAGTATTCAAGTTATCATAGAAATCAAGACCAGTAACCATTTTCTGTTCACGTTCCTTAATTTCATTCAATGAGAATAAGATACTATTGGTCGCCAACTGAGTAACATAAGCGAAAGCAGAAGTAGCCAATTCATCGTTGTATCTGTTAATATAGGTCATAACAGCGATAAATGCGTCCTGAACAATATCGTTAATATCTTCGTGGTTCTTTAAAGAACCATTTGAACGAAGTCTAAATGAATTTATACGACCGTTAATAATCTTTAAGAAATACTCGCACATTTCATTTTTGAGAATATCCAATTTCTGCCTATATGCTCGTTTTTCTTCAGCGGACATCTTTGAGTATGTTTCCTGGAGTTCATTAATTGATTTTGCTTTGTTAATAATGAACTGTTTAGCTGTGTTGTATTTCTCTTCTGGCATCTTGCCTTTAAGATACTTGTTCTCCAATCGTTGTAGATATGAAGGACACCAATCACCGCTTGTCATCAGGGTTCATACGATTATATTCAATGATAACTTGTCTTAATCTTGCGTTATCTACATAATACTTTTTATCTTCATCTTGTTTTGCCATAAATTAATTCCTTATTCGTAGCCTCCTTGCTATAAGTTTAGTGGATTAAGTTTAAAAGACTATTAATTTGTTTTCATTTATGTTAAATATAGTTAAAATACTACAACTGCGATAAATTTTATTGTTTTTGAGAACTGTAGCATTAAATCATTGAACGATTCATAGTGATTTTGCCATTATCCTTCTCAAGTTGTTTTCTTTCTTCTTCGGCAATCTTATTAGCTGCTTCTTGTAGGATTTCTACTTCCATCCAAGGCATGTTATCTTGTATCTGATAATTCATTGTCTTGGCTAATCGTAGTGTTAAATCAAGAATTTCAAACAAGTTTACAGAACCTAATAGACCTAAATCACTATATTCAATGTTATATGTGTGTGGATGACCGCACATTGGGCAATATATGGTTATATCGTGGCTAAATCCAATAGCCATCTTGTTTACTGTGGTTTGGAGAATGTTAAAATCCAAAGCACTCAAATTCTTTACGAATTGTTCTAGGATAACTACATCAGGATTATCTATATTCAAATGCCTTATGATATTTTCTATTTCTTTATCTTCACATTTGATTTTCAAATCACGAATAGTTGGGTATTTTAACTTCAATGTAATACCTGCATCAGGTAAATCTATTGCTTGTTCGTCTTCAGTGATATATTTTTCTTCAAAGTCTGTTAGTTTAATGTTAGTGTTATATGAATTGTGGCATCTTTCACATTCTTTAATGGTAATATCATAACCATTGTTCTTTGTAAATGAGTTAATACGAACCCAAAAAGCAAAGTATTCTCTATCACCCAAGTAAATATCTTCAAATTTTATTTTATCTAACAACAAACATTTTTCAAGGATTTCATTTACAATATCAGTAGCATTTTCTTCACTAATAGTAGATAAGTATTTGATTTCTTGAACATTCAAAGGACGGATTTTGATTATTGTATCTTCAGGATATAACTTACCCATTGTAGGTAGTTCTTTCAAATCCATTTTCCAATAATTATTATATGTTTGTGCTATCATGCTAATGCTACCTGTTGAAATGCTATTGTAACTGTGCCAGTAAATGCTCCAGTTGGTATCATACCAGTGCCTACGAATGGCATAGTCACAGGAATAATAGATTTAAATGCGAGATTTAAATATCTATCTAATGTATTGTGAAATAATACTGGGTTCATATTTCCAGCGGCTCCAATAGCCATAATTTCTGTCATAAATGCGGTACCCATTGTAGTGAATGGGGTTACAGCATCAAATGTAAACCCAGTTAATCCACTAACTATTGTTGTAGAATACACATTGTTAAAGTTCAACATTAGTTTAGACGCAAATAGTTTGAACAAATTAGGAAATGTTTGTGAACCTTCTCCACACCACATAGCCGCTTTGACTTCTGGGAATGTTAATCTGATATGTTTGCTAGATACTTGCCCAACAGGAGCTGTAATTGGTACTGGAACAGGTGGTGTTCCAGGAACTGTTGTAACTCCGGCAATCATGAATTGTGGAATGTTCATAGCAGTCTCAATATCCTGCATATATTCGTTTAATGAATCCATCATAGCACGAACATACCATTCCTTGTCTTCAGCACTTTGCCCTAATCGTGGGATTATGTGATTAGCAAATAACATATTTAATTAAAACTTTTCCAAAAATCTGTATTATCGTTTGATTCGTCAAACAAGCATGGAGGTGGTGCGTAATCATCTACAACTGTGGTTGGTGATGAAACTTGTATAGCATCCAAATCAAATTGTGGTAGTGATAAGCAATACACTGCCCAATATAAACCGGAAACAAGGTCATCGTGGCAACCTTTAGCACCTCTAAAATGGTTTGGACTAATTTGTTCAAAACGAGATAACTGATAAATTGTTTCGGCATCGTGTAGAATTAGTTTATGAGCATCAGCAACCTTCTTTAATGCCATACAAGCGTCTAATTTACTCGCAGGAGTAGCACGGGTTCCAATTCCCTTACCATCAGTATTCATTACATTAGGGCAACCAATGTTATACCATAATTCATCTGTAACATATCTACCGCAATCGTTGTTTTCAACAATCATCATAGCATTATTATAGGCTTCACTTGTTTTTGCTATGATTTGAGCATAGTCTACTGGCTTGATTTTATTATGTTTGAACACACAAACTTGTTCGTATAAATCACGATTAACGATTTTTAATACTTGGAACGCACAATAGTCCTGACCTACACCAGTAGAACTATCTACACCCATAACATATACAAAACCTGGTTTAGGTTCTTCATAAATGTTCATAGCATAGTTGTATTTAATCGTCACTGGGTCGGAAGGTAAATATGTTTTTAAGATTTCACCATCAACAAGTGTTGGAGATGAACCTTCAAATGAGCAGTTATAATTAACTACACCATTTGCTATATACTTATTACCATTTTGAACCATAACGGGTGTGTAAACTGTTTGTACACCCATTGGAATTATATTATCAACTGTTTTAGGACCTAGTCTTCTACCATATTCTAGTGTATCACCTTTTCTTAATTTTTCTGCTACTATTTCATATTCTTTATTGTCTAAAATTTTATAATCATAGCAAGCAAATCGGTGGTCTTTACTACAAGTAATAGATGTACCATCGGTAAAAACAATCTTTATACAATCAGCGGTTTTCTTTTGTATCTTATAATAAGGCTGATATCCTGTTGGAGTCAGTATTTTCATTAATTACACCATTCATTCACTGTTTCGCTTCCACCTGGATTATACACTCTGCGTAATTCATTGGAAGCTTCATTATTTTGTGGAATATCATCAAACAAATGGGCTGTTTCTTTCCACATTTCTGCTTCTTTAATAGGTTCCACTGTAGGAACTTGAACAGTACCTTCTTGTACTGTTTCGGTTTCAATCGGAGTTGCCTGAATTACTACTTCTTGGGTTCCTGTGTTGGTGGAACTGGCTTTGGTTGTGGTTTTCTTGGTGGTACTCTTCTCATTTTCTTCTCCTTCTATTTCTCGGGTTTCTTCATCAGTTTTATATTCGCTATATTTCTTTTTGTGAATGTTCCAATAATGCATAGCAATCTTCTTGCTATCAAACCATTCACCGCAAATTTTACATTTCTTTTGAATCATATAATCACCTCACATTATTTTGTTTATTATTTATATTACCACCCATCAAAAGGGTCTATTCTGTAATACTCTTTTTTGTTTTCATCAGTTTCAGGGTGATATATTGCCTGGTCTTGTTCTTTTTCTTTCAAATTATCATTAATAGCAAGTTTATCACCACTAGCCTTAACAACACTTGTTGGTGTTGGTGAATACTCAGGGTGAACTTCTACATTAGCAGCATCAGGATTTAATTCATGTGCAGCATCGTGTTTACCCATATCGTAATCTACATTAAAGGTTTCACCCAATTCAACATAACTGCGTAAATGTTCCATATTATCATCATTTACATTCATTTCATCCACATTTTCGTGAGAATTTCTCCAAACTCTCAAACTAAACTTGTATGTAATTGGTGTGGATAGGAATGTTGTACCTTCTGCGAAGTCTTTTACATTCAATACTTCGTAATAAAGGTCGGAATACTTAAAATACATCAAATCACCAATTTTAGGAACAATACTTTCATACGCATTTGGATTTTCTGTTTTCCAATCGTATCTACTTGCTTCAGCAAAGTGTTGAATTGTACATTGAACTTCTATGATTTCTGTATAAATCATTCCTTGTAGTTCGTATTGTTTCTGTAATTGTGGAATGTTTTCAGCATAGACCTGTAAAGCAAATCTTCTCTTTACATTTTCTAATTGGTCTTCTCCATAAACTGGGTCAAACTTGGTATCGTGTTCTTTAACAAAATAATAAACAGATAATCCATACTTATTATATGCTTCGCTAGTCAATGATGCCATAAGAGCTGCTTCACTACCATAGCAATCATTGTTTAATGAATCAAAATACCTTGGTTGTGTCCAGTCCGTCTGTGGTGGGCAACTATTACCAAATACTTTCTTAAATTCACTAGCAAAATCAGTCATTATTCTATTTCTTTTGATTTAATAATCTTAACTTTTGATTCGTCTTTTACACGAACTTCCCATTCGGGTCTTTCAAATCGTCCTGCAAGCCATATAGAATATGGTAATCGGCAATTATCTAATGTTGTTGTTCCATACAAAATAACTTTCTTACTATTATGGAGTTCATCAGCATTTACTCTGTGGTTAATAACCATAATATCCCAGATATTTTCTACCCATCGTCTAGCTGTGGCTTGATTAAAAGACCAACATTCACCTGGTTTATCCATATCTATTTCATTTCCGCCAGTAATCACTAAACCACGATATAGTTTAATTTGTTTAGTGTTATTTTTGTAATCTTCAAACTGCTTATATGTTGTTTCAAATTGTTTTATTCGGGATTTTCTCAAATAATTATCCCAATAAATTTGTATATCTTCATCATCTAATTTACCATAAATTGCTTCCATAAAGTATCGTCTAGCATCTTCATAAGTATAATCA